TTGATTTTTGATAATCCCTCGCTGATCAGACCGCAGGTGCGGTTGTCTAAAATAATAGTCTTGAAAATCCTAGGGGATTTCCCATCCTTGAAATCATTGATGGCCGCCCGCTTCCAGCGCTTCAATTCTTCAATGGATTCACCATCATCATCAATTTTCTTGGCGGACGATGTGATCGGTTTTTTGGGCGACGGAGCTGTCTGCGCCTGCGGAGGCACATTGGGTATTAAAGCGGCGTTGCCGGCGTTCTGAGATGTTGCGTTTGCTTCGGCTGGCGGTTTATAGGGCAAAATCGGCATCTGTCCCGCATCGGATTGGGCGGCCAGATCCTTGACGAAAATCGGCCCGACGGGGGTCATAATTAGAGGATCCGAAGCCCCAGTCGGAGGCAGATTTTCCCCCATCCTCCATTCGTCAATGGCCAAAAGCCCCGAATTGACTAGGATTTTCACCACGTCGGCTTCTTCCCTCTTATTGGTCGGATTAAGGTTAGTCCAGTTGAACTCCAACTGCTTGTAGTTCAAATCGTCCTGAACCATCCTATCCATCAGCTCTTTGATGAAAAGGGCGGTCGGGAAAAGTCCCCTTTCCTTACCCGCCTCCCAGGCGACTTGGGCGGTCGAACGGTTCGTCTCGAAAGTCAGGCCGATCGCCATCGGCGGAACCCCGAATACGCTACACGTGGAAATTGCTAACCATTTTTCAAACCTCTCGAAAATCATGTCGCTGGCCTGGATGGTCGGTTCGTATTTCATGCCTTCGGGCAAAAACTTCAACTTCCTCTGCATTCGCGGATCGCCGGAAATCATGGCGTCCCAAGCGTCCTGCCATTCCTTCAGCTGGTCTTTCGAAGAGGCGATGTCGCGGGGCAGAGTCACGAACCCCTCGGGCACGTTGCCTTCGGTCAGTTGGCCGAGAGAATAAGCCTGTAGTTTCAGGGCGGTTGTGACGGTGATAATCAAAGTTTCCAACGCCGCGAAACCGTAGGCATTGTGGGTGCGGGGACTCATCATGGAATAAATCAAATCATCAGTCGTCAGCCTGGCTTTTTCCATCCCCTGGATTTTTTGGATGTAGGCGTCAGCGGGAAATTCAGGAGTAGTGCCATCCTGATCCAATATCAGCTCGATCGTGGCGGCGTCGATTGGCAGATAGCCGATGATATCTCCCCTGCGATTTCTGCGCCTGTAGATAGCCACAGCGTCAATAACCAAAAGGTCTTCGAGTATTTGTTTGATCCACAGAGTAAAGGAAGAATCTTTTTTGCCGGTCGGATATTTGAAAAATTCTTTTATTTTTTTAGCGTCTTCGAGGTTTTTCTTGTTCTTATAATTTTCGGGGGTGGCGTCGACGGGGATAGCGTTCCAGTCCAACTGGGTAATCTGGGCCTTTCTATATTCAATTGCGGCGCGCGCAATCGGATAATAATCAGCAAAGTCTCTTAATGTCTGAAAGGCCACTCCCAGAGGGTAGGGCTTGCGGGTGCTGCCGCCCGGCATAACCATTTGTCTCGGGCTGAATCTGACGATGTCGGCGGCGCCGGCTTTCGCCATCGCTTCCTTCACCTGACGGTCGACGGTGCTTTTTATCAAAGATCCGCCGAAACGCTGAATAACTCTTTGTAAAATTGTTGGCTTATTTTCGGGCATTTCAGTATCTTATTCCCTTCATCCTGACTAGATTAGCCCAGCCCGCAATCGAGTTGGGGAGGATGGATTTATTATTATCATCACTCTTTTTTTCGTAAGAGTCAAGTAGCGCTTGGCCGATGGTACCTCTTAGAGTAGCCATTCTATTGTACAAAGCAGCATGAAAAAAGTGATCTGCTCCTTTTTCAATCCAACGGAATTCCGCCACACCCGTCCTCGGATTGACGATCGGTGCTCTGGTCGACGCCGCCATCTGTTCGTAAAATTCTGGTATGTGCTTGGCATTTTCGGGCAGTTCTATTCTTTTATTCTGGATATCATTAACCAAATAATCCAGGGAGATCGTCCTGTCAATATAAACTTCACTTTTGAAATCGTCAAAAACATAATAATTCTGGACGTCGAATTTTCTGACTGGATAATAAGCGGCGATCACCTTGCCGGGATATTTATCAATCAGCTCTTTCACTTTTCTGGTTTCCGGCTTGGCGTCGACAACCATTCTCTGGATGTTAAATTTAACAATCAGCGCCTCGAGCGAATCGACGGGCCCCAAAAATTCACTGACGGTTCCTATCCAGACGTAGCGGTTTTTGTCGCCGATATTTTTGCTGACGATGACATGTATTTTTGCGCCGACGTCGGCGCCCGCAAAACATCCACTGGCGTCATAGGGAATTCTGTAATCCACGGTACAATCTTCCATTTCACTTCTCAAAAGCGTCTGCCCAGCGATCTCATATGGCAGGCCTAGTACCTGGTTATAAAACTGCTGGATGGCCGAGAAACCGCTGAGCCTGGCTTTTTCATAATCGTTGATCATTTCCTCCACCGACTTACGCGGATTGTAAATGCCGTTGATCTTGTAACCATGCACTTCGGTATTACTTGGATTCTGCGCCACCCATCTGCCTGTTTTAAGGCGGTCGATCGGCTCCCTGCATTGTTTGCAGATGGTAATCTTTTTGTCAAAATCGATGTTATAGAAAAAATCCAGTTCCTGCTCCAGCTTGCACTTGAAACAAGTCAGCATCCAAATCCGCTGATCACTGGCCAGATAAGCCTCGTTGATGTATTTACCTGGCAAAGTCGGCGTGGAAGCTTCCCTGCGCCATTTCAGAGTGGAGTGCAGAAGACGTTTGTCGATGTAAGGCACGTGTTGCTGGATAAAGCGATCTCTCTCGTCCAAAAAAATACAGTCCGCATCGACCGAAATAATTTGCTGCTGGTTCTGGCTGCCCCGCAGATACATAAAGGCATTCCTGATCTGTTTCAGACCGACTTTCTGGATTTTCCTTTCATCATCAACATTTCTTTCCTTTTTTTCATCAGAGGACAAGACGCCGGTTATTCTGGAAAGATAATCGGAATAATTGAAAACTGGTTCGAGGCGTCCCTGAGCAAAGTCGTTGAGTTGCGAGCTGGTCGGGAAAGTATACATTACATTCTTATTGAGCCTGTCACAAACCCAAACCGCCTCAGAAATCAATCTTTCCGAAATTCCGCTTTGTGAAGATTTTTGATAAATTATGTTCGGAAACTGATCTTTGTAAATGTCGACCAGGTATTTGTGCTCAGTAAAATCGAGCGGCTCGTTTCTGGAATTTACCCAGACCGCCTTTACCCACGTAAAATAATCGTCAAGTTCCGTGTCATTAAACTTCTGCTTGGTTTTCGCTATCAGCGCCCGCTCCAATTCGGCGAGCTCGCTCTCGCCTAATTTCGGCAATAAATCTGACAAGCTCTGTGTAATCTGCTCCATCTAATATTTCATCGAACTTGGTTCTGGGCAAGTTGACGTTGACCTGGGTCAGGGTCGTGGCACCTCCTTTTCCGACTCCGATGCCGAGGGCCGTCCTCTCCTCCTGCATTCCCGACACGATCAGTTTTCTCGCCTGGTCGGCATCCTCGGGATCCATCGCTTTCAGCGACTCGGCTCCTTTTAACTGTAACCATCTGGCCAGCCTAGCCTGCCTCTCGCGTACCTTGGCCTCCTCATCGACCGTGCGCTCAATAATCATATTGGCGGCTCTTTCCACTCCCTTTGTCAAAACGCTCTTTTTTTCCCAACTCCAGCCTTTCATCTTCTTAGTGAGATAGACACTTTTTTTCTCCGATGGCATCCCTTTCGCCCTGCGGAATGCGGCGACGGTAGGCCACGGACCTCTCAAGAATTCTATCTTCAGAGCCGGCCAGTTATAACTGTAAGGACCAGCTTTTTTCGGCTGGGGGGCGGGCTCGCCCTGTTGCGGAGACAGTTGGCTATTTGTTTGATTTTGATTTTGATCGTCCATCAACAAGTTCTATCAGTTTTCGGGTTTTGTCGGTACCGTCGAAAAAGTTGGCAACCTTATAATAATCCTTTTCGTCGTCGAATACAAAAACCAGTTCAAGTTCATTACCGAAATCCTCGCCGGCGGTAGCGATATTGGCCAGCTTCTTCGCCTCGTCGGGATTGACGATCTGGGAAAAGCGGTCTTCCAAAACGCCTCTTTCGTCTTCCCTCTCCAGCTCCGACATCACTCCATCAAATTCCCTGTCGGCAATTTTCAAAAGGGAGTTCAGGGATCTTTCAGTTTCGGGCAAAAGCCGTTCCAGCATGTCCTTGTCGCCCTCGAATTCGTCGAAAAGTTCTTTAATCAGCTTGGCCCTCTTGGCGGTATCATCGACTCCCCGAAGTCTATTCAAAGTTGCTAGGACGATCTTGGCCTGCTTGCGGCTGAGCCGCCAGACTTCGCACCAGGCATCTTGGTAGCCCAAATCTTTGAGAATGTTTAAACGGTGGTGTCCGTCAAGAAGAATATATCCCTCGTCATTGTCCTGCTCCAGCACTATCAGGGACGGGTACTGCTTCGTCTGCCTGATGTTCTCCCTCAACTTGTTGAACTGATCCGGAGCCATTTCGTTCGGGCTCAAGAGATTTTGGTTGATTCTGTTTATCG